ACCTATCTTGACGTTCAATGCACTTATCATAGTACCAATATGACAGAACCAGATGTTAATTTAATTGATCTAAATAGTTTGCTTTGAATAGGTCTAATGATTGCACCTGCTTTCAATGCTGTGCCAGGAGCTGCAATGTAAGATGACTTAACATCCGCTGCATTACCAACATGAGCAAATGAATCAAATATTGTATCCTCCAAAACAACTATTGCCTTAACAGGATTAGCCGCATAAGTAGATGTATTATTGACAATATAGGTTCCATTAGCAGCTGCAAGTACTGCATCACTACCATTCTTTGAGCTTAATTCGTAAACTGATGGACTTGACATAATCTTATTTTTTGGTCAAAGATAATACTTAAATTTTTTAGTTTTTAGTAGTAGGTTCTTTTGTTCTTAAATTTGTCTGCAACCGTACACTTTAATGAGGCCTTACGAGCAAAGTCATAGTATGTTAACTCTGGACTTTCACTCACAATTACTGGCAGGTCATTGATGCAATAGTCATGGTTGTGAGCATTGTAATCTGAGATGTATAAGTTATTCTCACTTAATAAATACAAGTCAACAAGCGGCTTAGTAACACACTTCAAAGATGGATCAACGAGAATCTCATACTCATTCAAGTTTTCTCGAATGACTCTCTTCATTTCTCTATTATTATAGATGATGTTATCTATCTCAGTGTTTGGTTGCCTGTTGCCAATGAATCCATTGAATCTGTATGTACTTTCAATTCCTGAGCCTGTGAAATTAATTTGCTCAATCTCATGGTATCCATCAAAGTTAGCTCTCAATCTGGCTGTTGCAATTGCATTCTGTATTGTGAATGGCAATAGTCTATATTTCCCCCATGAGATGGTTCCTGTAATACCAGAAATATCATATTGTACTTCCAATTCATAACATCCAATTCCATCTGCATTCAATACATCAATCCATTCTATTGTAGTGTAGTAAGCATTTGGCTCATTAGGGAATGCAACCACTGATGGAGTGTAAGTTGTTAACACACCATCTTTATAAAGGTTGAATGTAACAGTATCTGCAGGATCACTGAGCTTCATCCATGCACTTGTCTTATCTGTCTCCCAGCTGTTTGATGTGGACTTAGCAAGGACCAACTCCTCACAGCAACACTCTTCAAAGCCTCTATCCTGTGGAGGACAAACACCTGGTATCTTAATTGACTTGTAATCAAAGAACATTCTATCCTCATTTTTAGCACATTCGCATGCTTTTGTCTCAGTTGTCACAGCAAATGAAAGCCATTGAGATGGATCACCTAATGGACATGGATCACTTGTCTTTAAGCTATCAATGTAAGTTCCACCCCCAACAACATCTGTAATAAACCATGTTTCAATACCATCAAACCAGATGTAATAAGTATTACCAAAGTAAGTAAACTCAAATGTATTGAATCCATTATAGGTACCGGATGCATCAACCTCAAAATAAAGTGTTGAATAAGTACCAGATTGAAACGTTATATTAATGCAATCACACATAGCAGCCTTTTATTTTTGAAGTAAATTTAACACCATTGGATAAGTTAACATTGTTTGGATTAAAGTAACACTCAATCAATGCAACCTGTGGAGTAGGGAATGATAAGTCAGCATATAATCCAGTAATCGGAGTCAATGGATTTGCCAGGTTATTATCATAAGGCACTACAGTAGAACATATCCATCGAGGTGCAGCCTCTGTTGGTTCTATTGTAATCATCCCCCATACATTAGCTTGATCCCAAACATCTGCTGTATTGATTGTATGATAGGCACTAACCTTATGTAACTCACCTTCGACAACTACAGTTACAATTTGAGATGTGCTCACCACTTCCAAATCCATTGTCTGGTCAATTGCAGGATCTGAATCATAATCTTTGATTACAATATTCTCGCTGTAAATATAGTCAAGTTCATTGATGTCAACAGTTATTCTAAGTTGTAACTTCCAATCTGTTTCTGTTCCATATGGCAACCAGTTGCGTGTTTGTTTGTTTGGAAAAAAGAATGCATTTGCATTAGGTTGTGCTATCCAATATTGCCAGCTGTAAAAGAATGGCAAGTAAACTCTAAGCCCATAATCTGTAACAGTGTCAATGTACCCATCTCTCTCAAGTTGTGCAGTCAGTTTCTCAGATGTTGTTGGAAGAGTTGTTATAACACTTTGAGATAGATTGACAGGATAATATCCTCCGACCTTTGGAATGGCTGTAAAATCAAAATAAGAGCTATTCAATAAGAACTCCTCATTAGTCACTGCATTAACTGACCATATCTCTGCCTTAGTGTATTTGATATCCGCATTTATAGGAACTAAAAACTTGCCAATGAATGCAATGTCATCCTCAAGATTACCCTCAAATCCTAACTTAGTCACATTATCATCTGCAAAGTTTTCTGAGTGATCAACAAATCTATGAACAACCATATCCAATACACCTGGAGCGGGTGGTTTCTCGCTTAGTTGGTCCTCAAATAGTAACAAGTTTACTGTTCCATACTTAGCCCAGATATAGAATAAGCGATCACCAATACTACGTGCATCCATGAATGTTATAAATGCAGCGTTTGGAGTGAACTCCCAGTCCCATGTTGTCACTGTTCCAACAGTTACAGGATTACTAAACTCAAGAGTGTATCCTGCTCCACTTGGATTGAGTGGGGATGTCAATATGATAGGAGATGCACTTGTTTTGGTTTCAGCCAGCATGCTCAAATGACTCTGATCAACTGTTTGATTTTTATAATAAGTGGCATCCACTGGCATATATCCTGCTCCAAATCCAAAGGATGCACTTGCAGAATCAATTGAGATGGTTCCTGTTTGAACTGTGTTGAAGTCAAGAGATGTAATTCCACTCACAAGAGTAGCATTGGCAACACCTAAATTGAATGGCTCATCAAACCATCCAGTATCTGCACTCTCACTTATTACAAAAGTTGTGTTATTGTTTGGATTGCCATAAGTACGCTGCCAAACTGTGCCAAAATAAGTCCGTAAGCAGTTGCCAAAATCAAAACTTGATTGCAACATTGGACCGTTTTGAATAAACACCACCTCTAAATCATAGGATCTTGTTTTGTTTGGGTAGGTTGTCTTATCAGTTATGGTTGCACTCACAGCATATTGACCTGACTTTATTCCAACCTGAGTACCTGTCACAACTTGATTTGTTGTTGTGCCTGTGAGGTTGAATAGTATCTTGTTTACTGAGCCATCTATTAAGCTATTTGCACTCAGTGATGCAGTCTGCTGTATAAAGTTTAGATTAAGTTCTAATCCATTACGTTTTGAGCCGCCTTTTTGCTTTGCTATGATGTAAACATATTGAGTTCCACTCTTCCAGGTCATAGATGCATTGACTATCATTGTGTTGGCAGTCACACTTACTATCTCAACAGTGTTTGTATGATGGATATTACCATTGGCATTGTAAATTATTACCTCAATCTCATCCCCTGCCTCAAATCCCTCTGATAAAAAGCTCGCACCGGATAAACTTATCTGGTTTTGACCTGCAAAGTAACTCAATACTATGGCAGGCGTCTCAGTAATTGAAATGTTTTCTGTTAATCTACATGTGTAAGTTTGTTTGTCACCTGCATTGGCTCGATAAAAGCCCAGATTGACATTAAACATGTCTTTATAATTCTGATTACTTACTATAATTGGCATACTTGTTCATTAAGTTAGTGATTTGACTCATGTCTTTTGCCTGCTGTGCCTCTGATAAATCCCTTAACAGCTCATCTGCCTGCTCTGGATTGTCTTTTGCTACCTCTTTTATAGCCATGTGTGCCATAGATAACACACCTTGAAGTGAATTAGCAAGGTTTTCTGACATTGATTTGAGTTCGTTTAGTTGATCCTGTGTCATTAGTTTATTTTTAACAATGTTACTTTACCATTTGCCCAGTCAAGTGGCTCTTTATAGGTGATTGTTGCTGCACTCTTCTCATCAATCCACTCTATTCTGAGAACCTCACACCATTTATTATTGGTAAAAATATAATTATTGTTCTGCAAAGATACAAATTGAGATTGTCTTAATCTTATTCGAGCCTCTTCGTGTATAATATAATCATTATTTGCTATAAAATTAATGTAATGAAACTCATCCCATAGGGCTGTTGCACTATATATGGTATCATAGAATTGAGTGTCAAGGCTTACTTTATTCCCACCAGCGGGTGCCTGCTTAACATATAAACTTTTTGTAATACCAAAGTATTCATTAGATACCTTTAATACGTTTATTCTATCCAATACCTGAGCTACATAATTTGTTGCATTGCCAATGCCAATAGATGCAAATGTGGATGTAACAGAATCTGCCAGGGCAAAGAATGGAATTGCCAACAGCTCAATGAAACTCAACTTTCCTTTTGGAGCTCCCATTGCAAAGTTAATTCTAACCTCATTCAGTCCTTTAATTGTAACAAGATCCGCATTGGTTGTTGGAACGTTATTCTCAGTTGAGTACTCCGCTTGATGCCTTGCAAACATCTTACCATCCACAGTGTGAGCATCAGTGTAATCTAATGTGTAAGCAATGTAATATCTCTTCCATGTCTCTTCTGTATTGTAAGTAAACTGCTCATCCCTCTCAGGTTGAATGTTTAATGCAGGATCAATCTGTAAAGATGTCTGACTATCAAGCCAGTCTCTCCTCTCAATTCTCACAGTCTTATTTACAGGATCAATGAATAACTTAGCATTGAATTGCTTTAACACCTCATCAAGCCATGCCCCAAAGGTTGGAGTAGTGTCAGATGCAGAGCATGTTGGTTTATTCTTTGGATCTGCTAAGTCATTGGATATACCTTCAAAGAAACTATCATTATCCTCGTTCAATGGAACCGGCAAAGTAAACCAACCTGGTTGAACGTTGAATATAGTGTCAGATGGAAGTGGAGTATATCCTAAAAATTGACATCCTTTGTTGAATATCTCTGAGTAATACAGTCCTTTGAAGTACTTTATTCGAGGGAATAAGATAGGAAATAATTGACTAAGTAATGATATAATGGCAGCCAATACACTTATCCAGTAAATGATTTGAATTACCCACTTTAACGCACCCTGCAATGGAGTGGTTGTGGTTTCTGCAAGTCTATCTGCAAAGTCTTTGATTGATTGTACTAATTGAATAGTCATCATAAATATTGAGACACTCAATTGAAATGCCATCATAGCAGCGTCATCCCTTACAACTATATATCCTAATCTTTTAGTATCAAAATAGGTTGGATTATCTTTGATCATCAAATCAAATGATGTTCCCCTGGCTTTCTCCCAAAATGTGTCTGAGCCATTACGCCTCTTTAACTTAACCTCAATCTCATGCTGTCTAACAATAGGCTTTGCACTTGAATCTGATAAGTCAATGTAGTAATCAAGTGTAATGTTACCATCCATCTCAACACTGTAAGGAATGCCCAGGAACAAACCATTATTTTGAATCCATGTTTTGATATATTGATTAGCCTCACGAGGCAGGATAAGAGTATCCACATTCAAACTCAATACATCTGGATTGCCTGTGAAGTCACTCACTACCCCAATTGAATCCCTGTTTCGTGGACTTACCTCAATGCCATTTAATAAGTGTCTCATGATCTTACTTTGAATCTGTTGTATATTGTCGTATTACCTTTGCGAGTGGACTGTACTATCTCCATTGCTGACTGTGTTATCTCTCCCAGTTGGATGTTGGTTTCTGGTTTCTGTTTGATTACTTCTTTTAAGTCTCTTAACTCATTAACCATTATAGCCAAATCCAATGAGCTATGAGCCACATCCTGACCAACTAATCGACCGTTTTGATACTCCATTGCAAGCCTTGTTAACTGCTCATTAGATAAGTTACCTATCTGGTCATTCAATGACTTAGGAATAACTCTCTCATGTGGATGTAATACAGCATGGAATCCTCCTTTACCATCTACTCCGCCACCTCTTCCAGTGTCTTCTGTTCCATCGTAGAACATTGGCAGTGAACTAATGAAAGCCTGCAATAAACTTGCATCCTTAATGGTATTCATTAGGGCTGTTTTAGGATCCTTTGCAGCGTGACTTGCATAGGTTTGGTAGATTGTATTAGCCAGCTCCATTCTTTGCTGTCTCTTTTGTTCTCTCTCCTTACGTCTATTGGACTCTGCAATGATACGCTCTTGTTCAGCCAGTGATTGCTGTGCATTGATGTTACCATTGGCTGCTAAATCTCGATAGAAATCTGCTTGCTTTTCAGCCGCTGCAATCTCTTTATCTATCAATGCAATTCTCTCATCTGATTGTTTCTTTAAATAATCAGTGGCTTTTTGTGCAAAATCTTGAGTAGTTTGCCATTTTTCTTCATTGAGTTTTTTATTATCCTCAATCTCTTTTTCTTTTTCCTCTTTACGTTTTGCTGCTTTCTCTGCCTCTCCCTGCATTAACAAATCATATTCCTCCTTTTGACCTTTTTTAAACATTGATGTATCAGGTTGAAGAGTTTTCATTCTCTCATCTGCAGATGTTTCATAGAGTTTTTTTCTATCTGCCTCAAAGCTCTCATCAATTTGCATTATCAATCTGTCATAATCCTTTTGACTTAATACACCCTCTTTTAATTGCTTTAATGCATCCTCCTTATCACGTTTTCTTTTTTCTTTTAATATTGCATACTCCTTATCAAATCCATCCTCCATGATACGCAATTTCTCATCCATTAATTGTCTATCAATGTTTATTTGTTCCTTTGCATTATTCTGTTCAGATTTTACTAATTCTTTGCCTGACTGAATATCCATTTCACGTAGTGCAAGTTTACTACCTGCCAATTCATTCTCAGATATTAATAATTTACTCTTTGCCTCATCAATTGATTTTGTTAATGCATTCTGGTCTGCTATTAAACCAATGGATGTAAACACACTTTTAAACGTACCCTCAACAGCCTCAACAGCTCCTATTGCAGATTTCTTAATATCTGCAGTATTGAATGTTATTAACTTACCTATTCCAACAGAATCTGCAATTGAGTTAACTTTGTCAATGAATAAGTCAATAGGCTTAGTTGCAAAGTCAAGTGCAACACCTATCAAGTATTTATACATTTTAAATTGGAAAAGCAAGGCATGCTCTCTCATTCTACTTGCTGCAATCTCTGCCTTTGTTGTTGCCTCAAGTCCTAAAAGATTTGCTTTATTAGCTTTAACAACATTCTCTTGAAGTACTATTTTTCCCTTTAATATTTCTTTATCAGTCTTCCCCTGGAGCTTTAATATATTTTCTTGATTTTCATAATTCTCTAATGTTTTCTCAGCAACCTTTTGATTTTTAGTTGACAAATCATTGAGTTTCTTTTGCTCAGCTGATACTCCAAATACAGCCTCTTTGATATCATCCCAATAGGCAACAACTAATCCTAAGGCAACAACCAATGCACCAATACCTGTAGATATTAATCCTGTTTTTATACCATTCAATGCTGTCTTAGCAGCTGCACCCATCTTAGTAAATGACCCACCACCGGCAGCGGCTGCAGCATTTTGAGCTTTGATTGCTGTTGTTGCTGTGTTTTGTGCAGATGTAAACAATCCTAACTTAGATATTGTTGCCGCAAATCCTGCCCTTATCTCAGTCAATGTATCACCTAATCCTCCCAAAGTTTTTAATGCATCACCTAATCCTGCAAGAGCCTGCAATCTTCTCATGCCCTCAAGTACATTCTCATTCTCAACACCCAACAACTGCATGGATGCCTCAACACCTTGGAATGCAGCAACACCAATCTGTCCTGCCTTAGCTGTTGCACCAGCAAAATTTTCCATTGCACTACCTGCAGTGGCCTTAACAACTGCCTGAGTATCTGAAATTTGGTCTTTTAACTCTCCTGCTCTTTGAGTCATCTCTTGAAAACGTGGATCAGATGTCTCCATGTTCATTAACTCACGAGTCAAATCTTTTAATTCCTTTTTAAGGTTACGTGTTGCACCCTCATAATTACCAACATTTCGTTGATGTTGGCCCACTGTTGCATCAACTTTTTTTAATTGAGCATCTAATCTGGTCACTGTATCAAGTAATTCCTTACCCTCCGCGGTGTTTTCCTGGTTAGTTACAGCCAAATCCTTGTAGGCTTTACGTGCTTTGTTAAGTTCAGCACTCAGTTTACTGTATGCACTTGCCTCATTGGCTGCTAACTTAGCCGCTTTCTCCTGTTCCTTTGCCAATCTTGCAGTCTCTTGAGCTTGCATCTTTTGGAGCTTGACAATTTCCTGCTCAGCCTTAATCTTTTGTTGGTCTGCCTGAGCTTTCAACTTCTCAATCTGTACAGCCTGTTGCATTAACTTATTTGCCTGTTCACTTGCTGCACTGAATTGTTTTAATTGGGCAGTTGATGCCTGTGTATTAGCTGCTAACTCAGTCTTTAATCCTTGAGCTGTTGCCTTGAGTTCAGCCTGTAACTCATTGAACACAGCCAATGTCTTAGATGCTGAATCCCTAACTCCTTTGAACAAATCCTCCTGTTCAAATAGATCACTGCTACTTATCTTTTTTGCCATTTTGAGCCTTTAAATAACGTTCATATTCCTTTTGTAAAGTAAAAAATTCCTTTACACTTATTTCCTTTGGCTTGATCCACTGACCTAACCACTTCGACATGTGGACCATCATTTGTTCAATGGTGACTCCACTGCCTGTTGTGTTAACCATACTCTTTAATCTCTCCTCCTCCATCTGTATCAAGGTTAATTTAAACTTATCACCTGTAATCACATACTCAAGTTCAATCAAAGCCTTTTGTTTTATCACTTTGAGAATCTTAGCATGTACCTTTGACAGTCCAAACTCCTTAATGTACTCATCATGCAGTCGCTCCCACACTTCAATATCCTTTTGTTCTGAGCCATTCTCAGCCCTTCTAACGAACTTTAACTCACCTGACAAACATTTATACCAATTGTGGATTGGTAACTCATCAATACTCAGATAATATCCTGCGTATCTCTTTGTCGTATCTTGTGAGGAGTTCCTCCTGGAGCTTAATCCTGCTCTCTTCAGTGAGCCCAATAATGCCCTCCCCGAATTTTGTAAATAAGTTATCATTGTCTTTAATTGGGTCTGCATCTATTTCAAAAAAATCTTTTCCCAACAAAAATACCATACTTCTGTAGAAATCACCACTATCAAACAAATTATATGGATCACCTTCCAACTTTCTCCCATCACTTAGCATCTCTGTTGCAGCTGAATAAGTAGTTCGACCATTATCTTTGTTCCTTAATGGATTGCCTGTCTCATCAACACCCTCATTGAGTAACTGATCCTGCTGAATGTACTCTACTATGATAGTGTTTTGCAAGGTTTTATCCAAAAATACTCTCTTCCATACCTCATCTGGCTTTAAAAAAGCTGCAATGTTATCCAGTAAGTTGATAGCCTCCTCCATTTCAGAATCAAAGGTATAAAAAAAGACTCGCACATTTTTGCACGAGTCTCTTTTTTGAGTTTATAGTTTGAACTATTATACTGTGAATGTCACAGATCCAGTGAATCCATCCTTAACAACTGATACTGTATAAGTATCACCAACTGTAAGTGACTTTAACAATGTGTAAGTTCCTGCAGGTAATTCAGATACAGCTGTTGGAGATCCTAATGATAACTGGTTGGTTACATCAAATATCTCCCAGTCAGACGTAGATGTCACACCTTGAAGTAAGATAGGGTTCAATGCTGTACCATAATCAAATGTAGCCTCTAATACAACTTGTGTAGCAGATGATGATGTCTCAACTAAGTTAACATCAATCAATCCAGTCAATGTGTTGAAGTCAAGGTTTGCCTCTGTTGCTGTGATCATGTACATAGTTGAATCATCAAACAAGCGATCAAAATCAAATGTTAACATGATTTTCTGTACAGTTGAATCTGTTGCAAACATGAATGTAGGGTTCCATGATTGGTTATCTACAGGAATAGGATATAAATATCCATTCACTTTTGAACCAATTAAGTTACCTGTTACATCAACAACGTACACTCCGAAGTTTACACAACGGCCTGCTTTCATTTTACCTAATAAGGTTGGAGTTGAATCCTCTCCCCACAACTCACCAGAGAATGATCTTTTACCCTCTCTAAGGAATGCCATACGTCCAGAGTTAGCCTCTTCAAATTGAGACTCTGCCTTTGGTAATTCTACATTCTCAAATGCCGGTAAAGGGAACCATCTCTTTGATGCATCTGGCTCATTTACTAAGCTGTTCCATGTTGGAAGTGGAGCAGATAAATCTATCCCGTTCAATGTTCCATCATTGGCATTCAATGGAACCATTATCAATTTACTTGTTACGCTCTGAATAGGAACGCACCCTGGTCTCCCTGTGTTGCCAAGACCAGCATTACAATTACATCCTGCCATTTTTTCTATTTTTTAGCATTTACAATTCTGTTTATATTTCGTCAATTTTATTCGTAGCTCAACACCACTTAAATTTGCATCCAATATGTTTTGAAAATAACCATTAGCCTGCTCAGTTCCAAATCGAGTGAAGTTAATAACCTCATATCCTTCCAGAGTTTTATATGATGGGCTGTTGTCAATCACCTCAATGAACTTACCAGCGAGCTTACTCATTGGCACAACAACATTATCAATGTGGTCCTTTGTGTAGTAATTCACGATGTCAGTCTCATCAAGGAAAAATATCCTCAAATCACTCTCCCATTCGTAAACACTTTCACGTCCAAACTTTTGATATCTCACATCATGCAACAACCATACTAATGGAGTCTTTTGTGTGAGGTCATTGCTGACTGCTGTCCATTCATTGTTGGCTGCTATCTTAGTGCCTGGCACAAAGTAAGGCTGTGGAAGTGTCAACACCCCTGTAGCATTACCTGCCTGAATCCACTCATCTGTCTCAATGGCTGTAATTAACAATTGACCATTAATAGGATCTGTGATATACTTTCCAACCCTCGCATAGGACGTATCACAAGTAATTGTCTTTTGCTGAATTGGATCATACAACCCAAGTATCTCATTATCTATCTGAGCAACTAAATCCTCAACTGCCTGTGATACATCCTGTGTCATAACCAATATGCTGTTAATTTAGGAACTCCTCTGAACTTTCTATAATCACCTATGCCAACATATGTAAGCTCTATTGTTGCATCATTATTCCCACCTGGTAAAGTGAACGTGTCACCTATTGTGTAGCCGGTTCCTGTTTGTGTTATGGTAACCTCATCAACTACTCCTGAGCCATCCTCTATGATGTCAACTTTCAACCCTGTGCCTGTGCCTCCTGTTAAACTTACATTTGTTTGATTGACATATCCAGTGCCCCCACTTGTCAAATTCAGTGTAACTGCCTGACCTAATGGGGGAGCTGTGGTATATCTTATGAAATCTCGAATTGAATTATAGGACCGTATTGCCTCATTATAACGAGTGTACATCATGCTGAATAAAGTATTAGCCACTGTACTGTTCTCATTATCTGGCTTAACTAATCCTATTGGCGTGATTTGATTACTCAAGTCTTTGACATATTCAAAATAAATAAATCCTTTCAACATCTCTTTAATCCCCTCTGAGTCCAATTGATTTACACCCTCATATATTCCATTGAAATAATAAAAGTTGTATCCCATGTCCTCCGATAATGGATTGAATAAGACTAAGAAATTAGGGCTTTGAGGTACATTGTTTAATAGGTCACTTTTAAACTCATTGTAAAAAGTAATTCCAAACAACTCCTTTAAATATCTTGGCTCATACCGGTTAATGTAATCCTGCAACTTAGCTTGATCATACATACCTGTAGATACTTGATATTTGCCCGTAAAATCTTGAATTGAAAGTATCATTTTATTTTATTTTACCATATCCTTTTTTTACCAAAATCTCTGCCTTTGAGCCCAACATCTTCCATATTTGACCTTTTGCAAGGCCAGGGAAGGTGCCATTGCTAATGAATGTGTACTCTTTGTTTGGATCTAAGCTCACAGCCTCAACAGTTTCAACCGCCTCAACTTGTGGTGCCTCAATCTTATTCTCAAGTTCTACATTAGCAATCTTCTTTTTGCGTGGTTTCTTTTCCATATTGGATTAAATTTTAGTCGTTGATTAAAGCTATATCAGTTGCGATATCTGATTGAACAAACGCATCAACATCATTACCTTTGATGTAAGCTACTAAACGAGCCTCACATAAGATAGTAACCATGTTACGAGTGAAATCATCATTCTCATATCCTACTGACATATTCATGTCCTCTCTGAACTTGATGTTGAATTTAGTGAAGTCACCAACAACCAAAGTACCTGCAGTGATGTTGTTTGAAGATACAACAGTCAAACCAGCCAACATCATGTTAGCATCCCAAAACGCTGGATAAGTGTACTCTCCAGATGATGTTTTAGTCAACTCAATTTTAGCCACATCCTCTGGGTTCAATACTACGTGAGTAGGCTCAAAGTTAGCCGCTTGAATCTGAGCTTTTGCAATTCTAATTAAGTCAGAAATGTTTGCTCCTGGGATAGTACCTGCAAATGTACCTGCAGAAAATGCCGGTGCAACAGCCAACAAACCATTTAAGTCAACACCACCAGCTCCATTTATTAATGAGTTATCAATAGTTTGCTCGATAGCTTCCATCAATTCAGTGTTGATTTCAGATCTAACGAATGATAAGTCAGCCAACATCTCTTTTGAAACTTTGATGTAAGCAGCAACTTTTTTCACTTCCTCAGAAACCTCCTCATATTTAACCTCTCCATTGAATTTAGCACCAGCCTCATTTACCCACAAAGTTCCCTCACCTGTTGGTTTAACTTGTTTTGTTTGTTGGATGTAAGTAACGAATTTTGAAGTAGTTGTTCCTACGTTAGATATCTCACGAATTCTACGAATAGGACGAGCAATTCTGTTTACTCCTGGCTCTAATACACTCAAGGCAACATTACCAGTGTAATCTCCATCAATTGTAGTGTCAGTCTTAACATCTAATGTAATTCTGTTACCTTTCTCAATTGAGTCAGTGATAGCCTTAACATTGTCAGAATAAGTTTTTACTAATGCCTCTTTTAAAGTCTTAGCTCCTTTTGCTTTTGGTGCATCAACTGCCTTCTCAGACATAGCCTCAATGCGACCTTCCATTTTAGCAATAGCTTTTTCCATTTCAGAGTTCTTAACTTCGATAGATTTGAAGTTGTCAAGCTCGCTTTTTAATTGAGCAACCTCATCCTTAGTTGGGATAGTTGCAAATTTTTCAGAGAACAAACCGTTGATTTTTTCAACAACTTGCTCAGGTGTTAAATTGTTTTCCATTTTGTTTTTAAATTAAAAAATTAAAGTTTACTAATTACCTCACTCCAATCAAATCCTTTTTGCTCCGGCTCATACAATTCAACAGAATGCTGTTGCGGTTCTGTTTGTGCGAGTAAAGTCAATTGACTTGACAGGAAGTTGGCTTTCATTTCGAGTTCAAACAAACGCTCATCTGACCCCTTACCATTTGCCAGGGCTTTGATTACTGTTTGTAAATCATCTGAAATCTTATCTATGTATGTTTTTTTAGTTTCGCTTTTCATGATGTCAACTACATTGGTCAACTCATTTGCTCCAAAGGTAACAGCAGAACCCTCCCAAAGTTTAACCTCTTGAAGTAGTGTAAACCCACCCAATGGATTAGAACTGTCCTTTACAAATTTAGTCTTATCAGATACCCTTTGGAATCCAACTGAATGCTCCTTTATGATACCCTCTTGATAGTCTCTCCATGCATCCTCTCCCATTGTTGAGGTGCCTAATCTACCAACAGCAAAGAGTCCATTGTCATCCTCTTGTAACTTACTGAATACTCCGATCTGTTTCTCCCAGTCATGATGTCTTAGGAATGCAATCTTACGATTTGATGCAGCTTGTGGTCCTCTCTCTTGGATGGATTTTTTAAACGCACCCTTTTGGATCACATCATTATCAGAGTCTACATTACCAAACTTTGCCAAATAAACAGCAACCTCCCTTTTGGAAGAGTCCATGTCTTTAATTTCAAAGCCGCTTTTTATCTCATATTTACTCATACTCTTTGTGTTATCGGTCCATGCTGTTGAACATATTGCAAACCTCTGGTCACTGTCATACTCACTGTTCATGCTCTCATCACTCATGCAACGTCCAATGAACTGCTCCTCATTCTCTTCTCCTGTTGGTTTAGGTATTGGCATTTTGTATTGGATTAGTTATCATTGAATTTGCTGTCACAGGATCATATCCATAGTAGTTAACCAATGTATTTACAGCTGTTTGTCTATCCATCTGGCCACTACTTACAGCGGCATTGAGTCCTATTATACCATCCAACCCTTCGACTGTTCCCTTGAGATTAGTCTGAGCCTGTGCCAATGCAGCTGCCTGTGCCTCTGTCCTATCTTGTTTCTGTAACTCAATATCGAACTCCTCTGCATATTGCTGTTGAGTAATCACTCCATCTCTAAGCATAACTGACCATGTATCAACCTTTGTCTTTTCTGCCTGAGCTTTTACTTGCTCATCATCTTGAAGTATTGGCAGATGTTGAAAGTTAGCCTGTAGATAATACTCACCTTGCAATCCCCATTGAGCTATCATTGAATCATACATCTGTTGAGTCTCTGGAATGATTGTATCAGTGTAAGCCATACGGATTGAATCCCTCACATTGCTGAATGTCGCACCCTTTTCACTTGAGAATAGGTTGTAATTCAATCCAAATGCATCAATGATAGCCAACTTATCCTCTGTTAACTCCTCAAATAACATGAGATCTCTTGTTGGATAACTCATCGGTTGCCAGTTCACATTGGACTCAGTGATTATTAACTCATCTTTTTGACGTCTATACCAGTCTTTTTGTATCTTTTGTCTCTCCTCTGGTGTCATTGGAATAGCTCCTCCCATGTCATTACTCTGAGCAGATAAGATACCAATAGCCCCTAAGTTCTCAAGTAATACATTACGCTTGTTATAACTGGCCATGATGTTTGACAGTGGTAATCTGAGTGAGTCAATGCGAGATATTGGTCTGACTATGTTCATACCATCTGCAGTTGTCAAATAGATTGAATCCTCTAATTGAATTGTCTCTTTGGAACCATCATCATAAGTGAATACAAACGAATCAATGAGGTCATTGATCTCCATTTGCTTTAATTTCTTACCACTTAGATTGATTTTTATCTTATTGTTTGGTAGTGTTATAATCAAATTACGCTGTCCAAAGGACCTCACAGGGCAGTAAGCAACAACATTAGAGTATAAAGCATCCTGTACACTCATTGAATAGACTACATCTGACCATGATTGAACTCCATTAGGCTTAGTGATTAGGTCATTTATCCAGTGATCAGTGACTAAGTTACCCTCTTTATCAAATAATGTTGGCACATTAGAGCTCATCATAGTGGCTCTCTTGTTAATAACTGACCTTAACTCTGGTATATCAATGAATAACCTCCATGCATCCCCAGTATCAAGCCATACAGCCTCTTTTTTACCCCATATCTGCACTGCAGGGGGGAATATTTGACGCGTTAAGTTTCTATAACGGTCTGTATTAGCGTAATTATCAACGAACGCACTAAGAAAATTGAATGCCATTCAATATTGTTTTGGCAAATGTAATCATTATTTTAATACAAAAAAGGGGGTTTAAATTATGCCAGCTGTCTAAACATGGATTGAGCGAAGATTGATAAACCAGCAAGGCAATCCGGTGCATCATCATTCTTATTCTTACCTTCCTTACTGAAATGGAGTACATTCTGGATAAACAACTCACATTCAGGAGTGCCATTGTTAACAAATGTAATCCTTTGCTGTATCCATACTGACTGCATGATGATGCGTGTTATCTTATTCACTGAGTTATGCACCGGCAATATCCTGCTTTTGGTTATCTTTTGCAATCCCCTTGCAAACATAGCTCCCATACTGTTGGACTCCACCCTGCAATAGGTTACGTTCCACTTGGCACACTTCTCTGCTATCAATGGCATGGTGATGTCAGTGTTTGACTTGTTGAATACATAATCAACCAGATAGAACTCATTGCCTGCCACTGCCAGTATTGCGAATGCAGTGAAGTCTGCCCCGGCATCTGCCACATCACAGTAAGCAATGCACCCTTGGACCTTATCTTTGATGCTGTTGAACTCAGTTAGTGGAATAGTTTTGAGGTCATTGAACAACCTACCTTGAATATCAACAGGTGATTGCATGTACTCTGCCTCCCAAATGGATGGCTCAGTTCGTTTTTTCTTATCCAGGTACTCATCTGTGGTCATCACTGACTCACAAAAAGAGCGGCCATCTATCAATGCAGGGATAACAATGGACTTATCATACATCCCGTCATTCATTTGCCTGCCTATCACATCATTCAAACTCCATCGAGTTCCAATGTCAATCCTCTTGCATCCACTCTCAAAGCGGCTGTCATGTGTTGCCTCCTTCCATTGGATGATGCGTTCATTCTGAGTATCTGACAAGGCCTGTTCTAATCCTGTGTAAAGGTCATCTGTGACCGCAATGTTATCTGCTCCAAATCCAATGATAGTACCTCCCACCCCTGCACCAAAGTAACTCACTTGCTTAGCTGAGTTAGTATTCCATCCTTGAAGGTTTGCCTTATCCTCACTCAGTTGAACGTTAGGGAATACCTGTTTGAACTTATCACTCTTCACTATGTTCCTGACATCATAAGAGAACTTGAGGTAAAGTGTTGCCGTGCATGCGTTTCTCATCACTGACCTTGCCGGGTTTCTGCCAATGGTCCATGCACAAAACAATGAACTGACATAGGACTTCCCTGCCCTTGGTGGCATGGATACACTTAAAGACTTAATCTTATTATCCTCTATCTCTTGGAATGCCTCTGCGACACTGTGTAGAAATAACCTACTTTCAAAGAATGGTTGGTCATAGTAGAGACAAAACTCCCAAAACTCCCTACGACAAAGTTCGAGGCGTAGTATCTGTAGTATGGCGTTTTGCTTATCATTCACCTTTGAGGAGTTGTCTGATATCATCGGAGCTTAATCCAGTGAGATCCACATTGGTTTGGGTTTGTTCTATCTGTTGTGTTGGAGCTCCATAGGCACTATCTAAGACAGCCTTATAAGCATTGGTATCCTTTTGTTCAATAGCCTTATCAATCTGAGCTTGATGCATCTTTAACTCTTGGTCATTAACATCAAGTAACTCTCTCAAAATAGTACTTCTGTTGCGTGCTCCTTTGGGCTTTCCTCCAGGGTTGCCACTTTGACCTGGTTGCCATGCTGGTTTTAGGTTGTCTTCCCTTCTTGCCATAATCGGTGAAATTTCGGTGTATTTGCTCTGTAAAGATAATAAACAAATCAAAACATGTTTGCCATGAGGTAATAAAGCCCTATCAATGCCAATGCAACTATCACTCTCATAAGACTTTCAGTTGCTTTTTTAGGATCATATATCCACTTTTGAATAGTATCACAGCTCTTCCATGGCATGAAGTAAAGAACAAACTTATCTGCAAAGTAAAGTATTGCAAAGATTGGTAGTATCATAAGCCCTAATACTACCTTGATTTTATGCCTCATTGTGTATATTTTTTACTTGATTGTATAATCTAAACTCTTGTTTCATTCCATTATCCCAAACTACATTGATAACAGTGTCAGTGTGGTCCACAATGGTGCCCAGTGGCTCATCATTGATGTAGGCTGTTTTGGTCTCAAAGTTGAATGAGTAAACATTCTTAGTCTCTTTTGAGTTCATAGTAATTGTTTATTTCGTTCTTTAGTACTCTTATTCTTTTAGCATAGTTCAATGCATCAATAGGATTACAAATATAATCAAATCCAATATCTGTTATCACATCCACCAATTTGAGGGCTGTATCCTGGTCCTTGGCTATCTTAATTATCTCAGATGTATGAATCATTTATTATCTTATTTCTAACTAAAAAGTTATGTTTCATTGAGTTACTCATTGACCTTTTGAACATTCTATATTCGTACACTTTCCCATCCTTTGTCTCATGTGTTACCTTGAATAGGTTGATGTTGTCACAGAACCAACGTATCTCATATCTATTGAGCTCTTGACATCTCAGATACCTATCTTTGAAGAGTATAGAATACAGCCGCCCAAATGTTTCATTACTTACAGTAACAGCAAATGGTTTCTGTTTTCTATGCAGGTCAATGATTAACACTTGGCTAAGGTAAGGAAAGTTATCAACATGACAAAGGGGAGTTGTGTGCTCCCCCTCATCTGTTACCATGTGACAACGCTCTCAGGTACGAGTGACATGGGGTTTACCAGAGCAGTAGTCAGGACAAGGACTCGAACCTGTAACGGAAACTATCGCAACCGCTTTTCCAATTAAGCTACCTGACTATGAACCCCCTTGCTGTGTGTTCATAAATTCCTAGGTTTCTGATTTGAACAAGGGGGGTGGTTTTGCCGAACCTCAGTTATTAATCTTATCAAGTATGGATTGAGGGGTGTAATACTGCCCTTCAATGTCAATCATTATCTGTACTAAGTAATTCATTTCTTTATCAAATATTTAAACGCACTATCATAGAATGGAGTCCTCACTTCTTTACTATTCATGAACCTGTATAATACAGCAGGATTAACTCCCATATCCTCTGCCATGTGAATTATCTTATACCTGTTTGACAGTTGGTCTTTGAGTTCCTTTCTGAGCCACTCAGTGAATGACTCATCAAGGTTTAAGTAGACTGTCTTAGAACGGTAAGTCATCTGGCTCATCTGCTGGTTGTACACTTGTAGATGCCGGATCAACAAACTCCTTATCATGTGTAACTTTCCACACGTCCAAAGTGTTGTAATAACGTCCATTGAACTCACGTCCTCTTAGGTTGAATGATACCTCAACAACTTGAGACTTCCTTAATGGAGCAACAGCATCCATCTTATCATTGACTGCCTGGAATAAGATATCCTGTGGATACTTTGGATCCAGTGTTGTGATTACAAACTCTCTCACTGAGAATCTATCTGAGATGACTTTCACCTCATTGATGAGCTTAACAGCTCCTTTGATTGTTAAATCTGACATTGTTTATATTTTGTTTGTGTTTGTTAATAACTTTATTTAAATTCTATTGGCTCAATGGTTCTATCAATTATATAATCTGCAACCATGCAAGCATAATCAACAGCAACCTCATGATCTGATAATCTGGCCTGTGATTGAGAATCATAAGAGAATCTGATGTCTCTAAGTCTCTCACTGTTTGTGAGTAGTGCAGCCACTAATTGTGTGACTATTTGTGTTTTATCCATTGTATTATATTTTAGTTTGTTCAATAAATGTTCTATCTGTCACTGCCTTGGCATATAGGTGAGCCATTGCAGCCACTGTTGCATGATTTTCCAAGTACTCCTCTTCCAATCTTTGAGCTCCATTTGATAGCAGGCCGTTCAATGCCATCAATACGGCCTGCTGGTAAAATTCCTTTTTTTCCATGATTATTTATTATTTAGTTCATTAATATACTTACTATAGTACTCATTACAGTAAATGAGTTTCTCTCTTATTAAGTCCTCAATCTCCTCATCACGTTCATATCTTAGGACAGTTACCCTGTGATGCATTGGAATGTGATCTACTCGATGGATAGATAGGTTATCCCACTCAGTGAGTAACTCATCTGGAGTTGTGTACATGGTGTAAGCCAACTCAAATGCTGGCCTATCATAAAGCCACATATAAGCTCTTCCCTGCCACTCATAATCAGAGTTATCTCCCTCTGACTGTGTTGCCGGGAAGGTATCCAATGACCATGATGATTTGATGTCAATGATGAGGTCATCTGTTATGATGTCACAACAGCCGCTCATGTACTCATTTTCAACTCTGATTGTGTTCTTAGTGTAGTTTGTGAATCTCACATTATTGAGCAGGTTAATTCCTTCCTGCTCCCACTCAGTGCCTTTAATCATTGGCTTAGTCTTTATCTCTGTAGTATATCCGTAAAAGTCCTGTTTAGCAATCTTACGAATCTCAGACTTTGCAGTCTCAGACAATGGCTCAGACTTACTCCTTGAGTTGGTCATGAGCTTACCTAATTGTGATGGTCTCCATTTCATAGTTGTGCCTCCTGTTCTTTAGTTAGGTTGAACTTAGACTTGAGCTGCTCAACAGTGTACTCACCGGCTGCAATCTTAGTCAATGCACCTGCAAATCTATCTGCAGATAATGTTTCTTTAACAGGTTGTTTAACTGCCTGCTCTGCCATGTGTGCATCATCATCAACTGACTGTAAGCTCATACTACTTTGCAGGGTGTATCTACGAAAATAAGTTATGGCCGATCCCATCTGCTGGGGTGTTAAGTTAGTTGGTAACTCCATGCATGACTCTATCATGGTGCCTGAGTCAATGTCAATGATTTGAGTGCAGACATTATTGCCCTGGATAGGTTGTAATAATAGCAGACCATTCTCTAATAAGATTGGCTCAACAGCATCTATCAACGCATTGATGTCAGCATAGGCCTTCTTAAAGTGTGGATTTGTTGCATTCTTAGTTACCTTCCCAATGGCCAACTTTGCCCTGTGTAACTTTTGATGTAGAGTTAGGACTCCCCCTAACTCATTCAGCTCTTTGATTTTCTCAGTGGCTGTTTTGATTTCTTTTGTCATAAAGTGGTTATTATTATTTTCTACAAAGATAAGTGATTTTTGCATATATACAAATTAAAGTTATTAACATACGATTGTTAATTCCTCTCCAGTGAGTGCAAAGTACAGGTTTTGAAGTTGGTGAACATGCTCAATATTCTTATACCAGTCGCCATACTCATTCATGTAGAAATGACAATACACATTATCTATTGTATCAATATCAAATATATCCTTTTGATATAGCTCTTCATAATTATTGTATTTAAAACCTAATTTCAACAACCAATTTGTGTTTAATGGTATTGGCTCAAAGCTGGATAACAATCTCCATGCATTAGAGGAGTGAATGTAATCTGTTTCAATACCCTCAACAAGCCATGATATATTGTGCCCTATTCCTTTGACATAATTACCAACTCTCAATTCATTTGCCTTCATATCTAATCTGTTTCATTATTAATACCCTTGACCGGGTGTTTATATTTCTTTTTTTTGTGCTTTAAATTCACAATGATGCGGGGAAATTTTAGCTTGATTCTCATAGTAGTTCAATTTCGTGTTTGACTTCCTTCCAATAATCATTATTAATATAATCATCCATGGTTGCTTCAATTATCTGATCCACTGCAATCAATGCTATTTGCTTAGCAGTATCATAATAAACAATTTCATTTGGTGGGATGCATCCATTACGATCAAATGGATTCTTAAACTTTTTAAAAAGTTCTAATGCTGTATCTTTTGGATTCATATACTCTGAATAAATTTATCATACCATACCACAAACTCATCAAATGTTCTTACAATAATATACACACCGCCTGCCCTTTCAATGGATGCTTGATATTCTTTTTGTACATCTGATTGACGGTCTTTTCCGTATTTTATCTCAATTTTCACTGAACGCCCTCTAATTGTGCAAGATATATCTGCAGTTCCTTTGGTTGACTGTCCGGGTGTCCATTTGCCCGGCAACTGTTTTGTGTGTGCCATGATGCCAGAACCAACCTGTATCTTTGCTCCTTCCCTGTACTGACCCTGTGAAGAGATACGTTCAGCTTGACCGCCATTGAACTGTATCCATGCAATGACACATTTTGTCAAGGCATTGGCAGAGTTATCATTCCATTCTGTTTTAGGGATATAAGCCTCTGGCATGTTTGGGTATTTCAGTTTCAAGCTCTCCATCATGAGTGCATTGAGTTTGTCTTTGTTAAATCGTTTCATATTAAAAAGGTGTTTCATTTATAGGTGTTACATTATCCCAAACATCTGCAGGTTTGGTTGGCTTAGTATCTGACTCAATCATAAACCATCGAGATCCATTGGTATTACCTTCACTGTATTTTTTACCATAGAACTCACAGTATCTTTTAATCCATTGAGTAAATCTCTTTTGTTTGAGCCACTGTTTATAGTCTTTATTATCATCAATAAACCTATCAAATACATAATTCTTACTCAATTGATATCCTTCATTGATGCAATCAGTTTCTTTAATCCATTCAAGAAAATCTAATGAAGTATCATTTATTAGTTTTCTATTTTCTAAATTATTGTGATTAAATTCTACAAGTCCATTCTCAAGATAATATTGTAAACAGTTTATCATGAAATGGTCAAATCGAGCCCATTCCTCTGTATCCCAATCATCAAATAACATGTGATCAAAGTAATCTAATGGTGAGTTATTAGCATTAAAATAAGAGCTCATTTCTACCTCAAATTTTCTACGTTCAAATGATCCACCAACTCCCTGAATAGTGTAATTAGTTGTGATTATAATCTTAGGTGATTTTTGTACCGGTAACTTAATGGCATCTTGACCTTTGTACTCCAATGTAATACCCTCTGTTATCAATGAGAATAGATTTTCAAAGTTAAAGTTCTTTTTAACGTCATCAAATACCAACAATTGAGTGTCAACTGGAACTGATTGATAAGGGAATGACTTACTAAATTCAAATGTTTTACCATCTATTGATGATACTTTTTTAATATGACTCAATGCATTCCAAAATAATGACTTTCCAGAACCTCCATTTGGATTATCTGAGATAGTCTCATCATTGAAAATTATAGCTTTATTATTTGCAGATGTCTTAAATGAGTGCATTAAATAACCAATTACTGACTTTAATGAATTGTATCTATTAGTATTTTGTCCAGAACATAACCAAATGAAAGTCCTATATTCAGACTCATGATGATCAGCATTAATAAACTCTCTATCAATAACCTGTTTTTTCCATACAAATCCATTTAATTCATCATAATCAAATACTTCATATCTATTGTTGTAAACTTTAATTGCGTTATTTTTATAATAAATCCATGAAAAATCTTTACCATCATCTTCAACAGTGAATTGAGCAGTGTCAAGCATTGATAAATAAGCAGGTGTAAATGTCCTTGTTGATGCAGCCAGTAAATCATAAACATCAAAATTAAGATTATCCATTTGCTGTTTTAGAACGTAATCTTTAATGTTGTATTCAGATACCTCATCAACAAAATTATCATCTTTTTTTATGAATGTAAATGTCTTTGAGTTAGCTATTGGATAATGCTTATAAAAAGTATTGTGTTCTAAATAAAATTTTAACCTGTGAGGGGAAATTTTCAGTTTGCCTTTATCATCAAATGACCAAAATACTTTTAAATCAATTCCAGCCTTGGCAGTGTCAATCTCTTTTTTTATATCATCCTTTTCTCTATCTGGGAACTTTTCAAATATTTCAGTGTCAGACTTGCCAATTTTGACCATGCCAATAATAGCATCCTTTGACTCTTTATCTTCAAATTTCTGCGTTCCAAAGTTTGATTTGTTTTTATAGGCACTTGCAATTATTTTTTTAATCTCATCTTCATCAAAATCTTTCTCTTGATTAGGCAGTAAATAATTTTCACATGTCAATTGAGACACTCCAAAATCATTGAATGCAGCTGCTAATTTAAAAAATGAGTTATTTCTTTGTGATGCGTTATAATGTTTTTTAAACCATATCATCAACCTATTAGCAATCTCATCTTGATCCTGTAATGGAATGTTTGTTGCTGTGCCAAGTTTTGAAAAGTCCAATTTCTTTTCATCCTCCACAAAATCTGTAAACTCATTTGAGTCATAGTTTATATAAATCTCTGGATCATAAGACTCAAAACATAATCTTGAAATATCTTGACCACTTGTATCAATTACATTATCTCCAAACTCATCATTTACCCACAAAAAATGTTTGTAAATAGCTTTGTATCTCTTATTGTAATCATCATTATCAATAACAACAGGTATTTTTACCAATGCTTTTAAACCATTACCACTTGGACTTATCCAAATAGAAAAAATATAGGTGTCTTTTGATAGTTTTTCTTTAAGCAATAGTAACTCATCATAAGTTTTTATCTTATCGAAGTCAATAATTGCTAATCCTGAGCCTTGTTTTAATCCATTCTTTGCTCTCCTGGTGAAAGTTCCACAAAAAGTAACTGCAGGTAAATCACCTTTTAATTTTTTTCTTTTTTCCTCATCCAGTTCAGCTCTAAGTAATTGAATTTTGTCTTTAACTTGACCAAATTTTATGCGTTCTAAATAAAATAAAACATCTTTTGATCTACCAACTGGAATAACTGACTGCTTATCTTTGAAATAATCTACTTTCATATTTCTTTTTCAGTTATGGTTATAACAAAATGCTCAATTTGATATTCATTTAGAAAATTCCATGCACTTTCTAATAAACTCTGTTCATTTTTAGGTGGAATTTCATACCAATAAACTGATAAACAACCTTTGTGATCATGTAATTTGAATATCTTTTTATCTAATTGGTAATTAGAATAATACTCAATCATTTTTTTAAGGAGTTGCAACCTTTCATCATTGTAATCCGTTCCCGAACCACACGTTCTTACTGTTATCATAAGCTTTTTTTAAATTAAAAACCTCTTAAATCCTTTGGGGCTTCACATCCAAATTCATTAAGAGGTCTTAATAACTTCCTTAGTTCTATAACGTGAAGCCGAACTGTCCACAAATATAAAAATAATTTCAATACAAAACATCAATCAATACATTTTTTTAAATGTGTACTCAAAACGTACTTAAATGTGTACTGTATAATTTATTTAAAATCAATTAGTTAGAATCAATAGTACACTTAGTACACTTTTTTTGGCGTTTTTTATGGGGTGTGGTATTTTAAAAATAAATTTCAAAACAATAAATAAAAATTATAAATTGAAAAATACATACTATATAGAGAGATTAAATGTGTACTGTACTGAAAAAAAAATCCCCTGAGCTCGTTTGCAAAGGGGATCTTTTCGTAAGTATAATAATAATAATCAAATATGACTCTCCAAATTTAGTTCTTTATAAAGATTATTTCTCAATCTAAACTTAATTTTTTTCAACACTGGGATTGAGTAACATCCCATGATGTCATCAACCAGGTTGTAATTATGATCTAAATTTTCAAATAATAATCTCTCCTGTTCAGTGTGCTGAATGTAGATGCTGTCATTGATTGACATAAAATCTTTGTGAATCTTGATGCCATACATGATAGTTGCATGGTCTTTTTTGAATATCTTACCTATCTCCTGTAATGTTAATCCATTGTTGCGAAGTAAGTTTGATAAGTAAAATCTTTTGTAAACCAAATGCCGGTATCTATCCTTTGAGTTCAATTTATTGTCTTCAATATACTGTATTATCTCTTCCATATTTTTCCTGTTATAATCATAATTAAACCAACTGCAACCAGTAGCAGTGCCATCTTTGCCTCCTCAGCCATTTGTCACCTCCTCTACTTTGTAACCATTTTGCAGATACCATTCAAGAGTACTCCATTCCTCTTGATCATATCCAGGATCATAAAGATATCCTTCATTGTTTAACTTGCAATGCCACCAATAACCGCCTTCCTCTTCCATGGTATCTGGGAACCAAACTCTGTAATGTTTGTGGCCATTTTTAATTGGTAAGTGAAAATTGTTTTTAAAATATTCTCTTGCATCTTTGATGGACCATGTTGGATCATCATCTGTTGCAAATTCAACTCCTTTCAAAAATCCGTTGATTGTTTGAACTTCCTCCATTTTAAGAAACTTCCAAAACTGATTGACAAACTGTCTACCCTTTTCAGTGTGGATATCAAATAATGATGGATGCAATATCTCTAATTCAGAGAATACTTGTTGTAATACTGTTTTCATATTAACTAAATTTAATTGTGTAATAAATAGCTTTCCATGCTAAGACTAAACGTGTTGGATTTGTTATTTGCATTCTATTCTGATTTAAAGGTTAATTATTTCTTGTTTTACTTGTTGCCAGTACTCTGTAAGATAAATATCAAATTGAGTAAATCCATCATTGTTCAATATTTCATCAACTGCAATTAATGCACATTGTTTGGCTTCATTAATATTTGAATTACCTGTTGAATGTGGTAGAAAATTATCAATCAATTCTTTTGCTTTTTCTTTTGGTGTCATATTCTATTCTCATTTTTTTGTTCTACAATTTCAATTAAATTAGCTAGACAGGCTGTTTGTGCTTCTTCATAGCTTTTAAATGATGAGCCTGTGTAGGTATCATTAAATCCATCTAAAACTTCAAGAATTTCATAATCGTAAAGATTTTCGGAAAGGTCTTGAATATCTACCCTGTGATGTATTTTATACTTCTCTCTAAACCATCTAAATGCTTGTTGCCAAGTTGGTGCTAAAATATAATCTTCCTCTCCTTCCAAAAAATCTATTGTTGCTAATTGAATATCAATTTTCTTATATTCTTCTTGTTCTGTGTACCAATATCCAAAACAAGGCTCATCAAATCCAAGTTGCTTCATCTTTAAAGCTAACTCATAAGGTACAAATTCTTTTTCCATTCTATTCTGATTTAAAGGTTTCGTTGTAGTATTGTTCTGGTTGATAACATTGAGAACCATAATCATTGCTCCCTTGATTATAAGCATCCATTATCTGCTCTTCAAACATTTTATTGGCTTGTTCAATTATTGGTTCATCCATTTGAATTGTTAATCCAGTTAGTTTATTTATTTCTTTAACCAACCATTCTACTGATGTTTTCATGATAATCTCTTTTGTTCGTTAATACCTTTGAATAGTTCAGAGCTTGACTCAATCATGCCGGTGGCCTTGATGTAATCAACCTCAATCTTTGCACTCTGGATGATAACAGATCCAATTGTTGCCACTGCCTGTGCCTTTTCAATTTCCTTATTAAGCTCCTCCATTGTGAGCTCATCATTATCTAATCTCTCTAATGCTGAGAATAAGTGATCTCTAAGATCATTGATTTTGTTTCGTGCCATTGATTTTCTTTTTTAGTTTACTATTTAATTTCATTACTTCCTGGATCTCTGCCGGGAATCTTTGTATTGTGTTGAGCTCCATGTTGCCAGATTGATGTAACATCTCAAGGTTGTTAATATCCCAATTCATTGTATTACCATCTTTGAATCTAATGATATGACATGGAGGGATTGGTCCATTGTGTTGCTCCCATACTACTCGATGCATCAACCTCCAATCTCTATCTTTGATTTTGATGTAAGCATAATTCCTGCCCTCTTTATCCATCCTCCAATTGATTGTGCCAACAGGCTGTGTGTTGTGAGGCTTGCCACCTTTTTTGAACATGGTATTTTTAACTCTCTCGTAAACATCTGAGCTCATTGGAACACCTTTGTTATGAGGAGTATCACCTTTTTTGAATCTGGTATTTTTACCACGCTCTTTAAGATCTGCCCATCCAGGTTGATGTGTTCTAATATACTCATCTGTTTTGTTTAATCCCATTGAATAGGCTCTATTGTAAACCTGCCTAATTGAGATATTCAGATCACGTGCAATCAAATCTGTTGGCTCATGTGGATAACGCTGTCTAATGTGGTCATTGATTATCATATCCTCTCTATTTTAATGATTAGTTTCTCCCAAACATTGCTCATCCTTCGAGCCTCCCATTCTGCATCTGCTTTGACAGTCTTTTCTAATATCCTCCATGCTCCTCCGATGTAACCTCGATAACGTACTTTCCACATAATTCAATGCTTTTAAATAATTAATGTATCTATCCATGTCAAAGTGATCCCATCCATTGACATATGCCAGTGTAATTTTAGGCTCTCTCATGCTATCCAATTAAACCGATGTATATAAACACACCTGTAAATAATAATAATGCACCAGAAACGATTAAAATATCTCTTATGGCTTTTTGATCTTGGCTCATGCTAATTGATTTTTAAGATTAACTAAATGACTTTCTAATCTTGCAAGGCCACGAGCTTGTGTATTAAGTTTGTTCTTATACTTAGGCAGTAACTCATAGAACATTCCTTTACTTAGGTCTTTTAATGTGTCAGATGTCAATCTAATGCGAGTCAACATTCCATCAATCATGTACTCAACATCCTCAATTCTGCAATAAAATTTAATGATTTCCTCCTCATCCTCAATCTGGCCCTCACCATGACACTCCTCACATGTTACTGAATAGTCATAAGATGGACACTCATCCCATGAGTCATTTGCTGCAATTGTTCCACTGCCACAGCAAGTGTTACATTCTTTGATAAATTCTTTTTTCATACTTGATTTGTTATTGATTATTTATTAAATGTGCGTTGTCAAGCCGCACCCCTTGATATTTATTATTTTGACAATCTTAATTCTGTTACTTTAACATCTTCAATCAAACAAGTTGATAAAAACTCACTTGAATATTTTGCCAAAAATGGTAGTGTTAATGGAAGTACTTTGTAAAAATCTGATAAACTTTTACAATCATAAAGAGAAATTGATAAATCCATGTAATCATTTCTCATTTCTTTTCTGTTAATAGCTGTTTTCATATCTGATTTGTTAATTATTATAGGACAAAGTTAATATCTTTTTTCATATATGCAAATAATTGAACAAAATAAATATTAACATTTGATTGTTGATAAGTGTCGATTAGATAAACATATGTCTAAACTATGTCTAAATAATGTCTAAAATTAGACATAAAAAAGCCCCCTTAATGGAGGCTTAGACCTATGACCCCAGATCATAGGGGGGCGTAAAAGACTTACTCTGAGCGGGCAGTTCTAATGGGATGCCGAGTAAGTAAAAAAACCTGCTAAGTGTGGGCGACCAGGGACTCCCTAATCCTTTAACCATAGCAGGTATATTACAATGATCCGGTAACTGTTCTAATGGTAAGTATCCAGATACTATTTCCCTACCTTGAAACGTCTTAAAATGAACTTAACTACTCTTTTTGCGATGACTTTCCAAAGACCACCTTTGGAATCGACTTTCACCTCCACCCCTTCGGCAGTCTTGGAAATTTCAATATCTATATTTTTACCATCTAATTTAAACTCTTTGTTAATCTCATCTTTGATGTATGAGATGTCCACATTCTTAGTGTCAACATCCAGCTTGATGTTGGTTCCATCCTTTTCAAGGTTGATGTCTACATTATCAGTGTCAATTTTGACTGTTTTTTTCTTTGCCATAACTATTTTATTTACTCCATCTTGCTTTTACGTTCCTGTGGTCATAATGCACCCAAGTGGAATAAGTACCTAATCCGCCCTCTTCCATCTTACCAGCTGCAATAAGTTTCTCAATTACAGCGGCAACCTCTTTTGGAGTCATGCCAGCAATCTTAAAGTCAGCTGCCTCACCTGTGATATGACGTGAACTTTTTACTCCACCAACTTTTGCATTGTGTTCTGGTGATCTGTATCCACTTGTAATCTTAATTGGTTTTTTTACCTCATCTCTAAGGATCTGCAGATTGTTTGCCAGTGCCTGGATGTTTCTCAATACAGTTTCACTCAAAGCAAATCCATGCTTGTTGAACTCTGATAAGTTAAAGTTAGTTGTCAGTTGCATAATTATTTTTTTGCTAATATACGCTTTTTAGTATCAATCACAGCAACAGTGTCATTCTTTATAATCGGAGCTTGTGGCTGTTTCTCTTCAATAGGTTTTCTGTTATAATACTCATTCTTATCTAAGCAGTTATACAAGCGAGCTTTAACATCCTGCACCTCGAAGTGAGTATAAGCCAACCACATGGCAAGGACTCCCACAGCTCCCTGCTTTTTAATTATTTCTATGAATTGAGTGATAGGTAACATTTTCATTTGACTTCATACTTTGGTAGTTCGACATTGTTAACCCAGTCAATGATGTCCTGATCATTCCAGTCAGATGCATATGTATATCCTGCAAAGTCAACACCAAATATTGCAGATGGAGTTGTCAGTAATACATTTGCTGTACATGTTTTATCAATGATATTATCAACAACTGTTGTCACAGTTACTGTTGGATTGATAATTTCTACGTTGAATTGAGGGAATTTATAAGTTGCCATAATTTATGATAATGTTGTTCCTGTTACGGTGAAAGTTCTACATGCTATCCATCGACCTCCTGTCGATGTTTTAGATGTTAAATTTACCCATGATTGAGCCAATGTATAAGCCAATGTGGTTGTTGCTAAATAAGTAGTTGAAATCCAAAGTGTAAAATTTAAATTAAATGGGGAGTAGTTCAAAATAAAAGCAGTTCCATAATTGCAAATACTTTCCATTTCTAATTTATTTGGCATCCTCCATCCACTTGTAAATGTTCCAATAGACAAAGCCAGAGCCGCATCAATAGCAGCGTTCCAACTTGCTGCAACTGTAGCAATGCGATAATATCCCAACACAGTTGAACCATTATAAGTACTCCAATCAATCACTATATTATTTGCATATGTAAATCCACCAAGCTCATCAGTAAATCTATCAAAGGTATTGAATGGATTTTTACTACCTAATATAGTGAATGATGTTGCACGTCCAGCCTCAAGATCTCCATCATCTCCTGTTCTATATGATACAGTTTGCCCTGTTTTAGTTAGGGTTGCACCAATGGGAGCAGTTCCTCCTCCACCTATCTTGACGTTCAATGCACTTATCATAGTACCAATATGACAGAACCAGATGTTAATTTAATTGATCTAAATAGTTTGCTTTGAATAGGTCTAATGATTGCACCTGCTTTCAATGCTGTGCCAG